TTTCTCTTCTTCTATTGTTATTCCTTTTCCAGTTGATTGTATAGACTCTTGATTCTTCATCTCTAAGTATTCTTGTGTAATTTGATAGGAGACCATATTGAATGCTAACTTACCAACTACTGCAGAACCAACTACTGGTGCTGCTCTCTTCGTACCAGGTAGAGGTATAGCAGCTACTCCCATACCAGTTAATATCGCTGGTGCTATAGTTGATAACGAGAATCCTAAACTTTGAATGAACTCAGATATCTCTGGATTATCTTCTGCAAGCTTTGCAAGCTCTTCGTTATTAGCACCTATAAACTGGTCTCCAAGATTCGAGCTAGTAACACTTGCTCCATCAAATCCTTTAATAGCAGAAAGACTAGAAGAGATAACAGATGTTCCTAATAGTTTCAAAGTCTTAGGATCTGAGATAGTCTCTTTAAACTGTGGTGAAGTAAGAGTAGTAATAGCTGAACGTATCTTCTCTGTATTCGTAAGTGGTATAGTTCTTTCCTTACCAAGTATATCTCTTCTACTAGAACTAACTCTAGGACCTGGTTCAAAGTCTTTGTCTTCTACTCCTTCACCTTCTTTGAAGTTAAGAGATTCGCTTTCACTCAAGCTTTCTGATGTTGACTTATTAAAACTAGTCAAGATTTTATTTCCTTCTAAGTCAACGATGTCTACGTCTCTCTCTCTCTGACCAAGAGGTACGATCTCTACTGTTCCTGTGTCTTCTAAGTCAACTACAGAAACATCTGGTTCTCTAGCTTGTATTTTCGTACCTCTAGCAAATATCGGGATCGAACCTGACTTTTCTTTTTTAGATAGTATTGATATTGGCATAAGTTTTATTTATTCTTATTTCTTAATCTTTCTTTCTCTGCTTGATCTCCTGTAAATACAGCAAATCCAAATTTGATTCGATCGAGTTGAGTTTCTACGAAGCCTGTCTCATCGTCATCGAAGAATCCTCTTCTGTCAGCTTCTAGTATTGTGTCTGCATTAGATTTCTTTAAGAATTCTTTTCCATCGACTTTCCCGCTCTTACTTGCGAAAGGAGATAAGTATGCAGTTGAAAATTGGTCATCTGTTAAGTTATCAAAGTCTCCAACTGTAGGAGTGACTCCACTCATTGCATTTCGAATAACAGTTTGCTGTTCAGTCGAGATCTCTGTACCTTCTGCATTGAATATATCGTCTAGCGAATGACCATTCTTAATGTTCGTTTGTAAAGCATTGATATCATCGAGAGAGACTCCAGCTGCAATCATTTTATTCTTAGCCCCAGATGCTAGAGTAAATCCACTTCCTGCTGTACTTGTTTTAAATCCTTTACCGATATGACCTAAGCTAGTACGATAGATTTCTTCTCCTGTGTCTTTATCTAAACCGATTGATAGTACATTACCATTAGTATCTTCTTTAGTAATGATATTAACATCTGGTCCCTTAGATCCTTTATAGACATTATCGCCAATTACTAATTCTGTTCCTTCTGCTACTGAATCTAATAGAGTAGAGAGAGACTGGTGTAATTTAACTTCGTCTCCAAACTGTTCAGCTTGTTTAGCTTCTTGTAAATTATTAAAGATAGCTTCAAACGAACCCTGTGGTAAGCCAGCTCTTGTTTCAAACTTATCTCTTTCTTCTGCAGAGATCTGGTCAAGTGTAATATTACTTTCTGCTATCTTACTTATATTATCAAGAGTCTTAGTTCTTAAATCTGAATTAGCTAACCTAGTTTCTCTTGCTTGTGCTAGTGAAGCTGTGTCTTTCGAGATACCAAGCTTATCGATTGCAAGATCTTGGTCAAACTTCTGCTTAGCTAAATCATCTTGTCTTTGGATCCAGAATAATTCGTTTGTTCTGAATGTCTTTATATCTGCTTCAATACTTTCTGCTAATGTAGTATCTAAACTTGCTATAGCAGCATCTCTCTTATCTTCTAATTCTGTTATCTTCTCTTGTGCTGCAGCTACTCTTGTATCTACAAATGATAAAGCAGCAGTTGATAATCTTCTGTTCGTACCAAACTCTCCTCTAGTAGATTCTCCAATATCAACTTTGAACTTCTCAGCATCTTCTATGAATGGTTCGAATTGTGCAGCGATCTTAGCTTCTGCTGCAGACCTAGCTGTTTCACCAGATGTCTCGAGTCTTTCTCTCTCTGCAGCTACTCGTGTATCAAAGTCTTCTCTAGTAGAGAATGTATCAGAGAAAGAGATATCGTCTTCTTCTCCTAAATCAATGTCATCTGCGTTACCATCTCCGTTAGCTAAGTTATTTACTGTGAAGTTCTCTACTCCAGAACGACCATTACCTTCTGGAAGAACTTGAGTATCTTTTGATACAGGAGAGAATCCACCAATATCTGATGCTTCTTCTAAATCTTTAAAACCAGTATCAGCTAATCTGATTGCATTAGCAGCTCCTGGTCTTTGTATTAGTTGCTCTGGTTCCATATTTTTAATATATTAATATTTAATTATGTATTGTAATACAATGAAAGGGTCTAATACATTGAAAGCTGTACCACTTCCTGCTGAACCTGTTGTTCCTCCTCCAGCTAAATCACCTTCACTAGGCCCACCAGATGAAAAACTATAACTTCTGTCCGCTTCATCTGCTATATTGCTATGAGTATGGGCTGGCATTTCTGCAATACTCTGCACGTGTTCATCTTCTCCTCCAGTTTCTCCCATTGTGTCTATTGTTGTTGTAGCTGAACCATATCCAATAATATTTCTTCCATTTAAGTTCGGTAGATTAAAATCTCCTCCTGGAGTTCCCCCGTAAGTATATCCGATGACTGCAAATAGCGATGCATAAGTAGTAGAAGCAATTTCTGAACCATCTGCAACTAACCAACCTTGTGGAGCAGTCGATGTTGCATAAGCTGTTATAGAACCAGTTGGCATCAAACCTCCAAATACTCCCCATTGAGTAGTAGTAGCTATTTCAACTGTCTCACTTCCGAACGGTAAGCAGTCTGCACTAATATTCCCATCATCTTCTGTAACACAAGTATATCCAGCTCCTATAGTATCGCTCCAAGGTGTTGACGTTGCGTATCTTGTATGCAATGCTTTCGGATCTGTAATGCTATAACTACTAGAAGCTATCTCTGTTAATGTTCCAAGTTCAATTCCACCAATAGTATCTTCTGTTGAACTTGCTATCCCAGAGAATGCAGTTGCATCTAACTGTTGCTTAGTAACTAACTGACGTGGAATAGTTGCTAAACTTGTTCCAGAGATTACTGGGTAATTGACGTACGTGATAGTTCCAGCGACTGTTTGATCAGAATCTAAATCCATGTACTGTTGATTCAAGAAATGGTCATCATTAGAAACAAATACTATATCACCTGGATAATGAGCCAAGATGTTAGCAGTAGTAGTAGCTAGTCTTCCATACTCATGTCCTCTGTCTGTAATTGTAAAAGTTAGTGTTGTTTCATTTAAAGTACTAACTGATATCTTCTCTTCAGATTCTCCTTCTCCTATTGTTAAGATTAGAAGATCTCCATAGTAAGAATCATTTAAAGATGTTCCGTCTGGGAGAGTTAGACTAGTCACAGAGAGTGTAGTCTCTGTTCCTCCTTCTGCTAAGAAAGAAGCTAGAGTAGTAAAGAATCCAGAAGGTCTGAATCCTTTGACTGCACCAGCTACATCTGGTTCTGAGTCTAAACCATATTTAATTCTTACGTCAGGAGTCTCCAGAATATATCCCCCAGCGAAGACATCTTTATCTCCAATGTTAACGACCTTTCTTGTACCAAATACTTTGTGTATTAATGTTGCTTGGTTAACTTCTGCTTGTATTGCTACGGGAGCTAATAAGCATAGAAGTAAAAAGCAGATTAAAGTTTTCTTCATATTAAGCTTCTTCATGAGGACTATCGTACGATTCTGACGTATCGATTATTCCCTCATAATATATTAAATAATTACTAGATAGTTTTGTTGATCTTCTTTGTATTTGTAAATCATAGAAATTAGAGTTTCTTAATGGTACTGTAATATTGAATTGCTGTAGATTCTCTAAGCCAGCTATCTCTGGTCCTAACACTGCTTCACCAAGTTTAAATGAACCTAAAGTATTTATCTTCTTCTTTTTAACATATACTCCAGTTGATTTAATTGTGAATACTTGGCTACCAGTATTACCTCCATCAAAGAAGATAGTATACTCAATCTCTGTACCTGGTGCTATTAATCCTTCAATCATAAGCGCATCTGATATCTTCAAGCTCTTCTTTCCAAAGTCATCCCTATTATTAGTGTAGATAGAAATTAAAGCAGTACCATCTCTAGTATGCGAATTGAATGCTTGGTAAGTATTTCCATCGACTGAAGATCCAAAGAATAACTTCTGATCATAGTGGAACCAGCATGCTACATTCCAATCTAGAATCGAGAAACCTTTTCTTCTTGCCCCAGTGTCGTCTATATAAAACCAGACAGCGATAACTCTATCGTTATGAGTCATCGTAGATTTAGATTTACATGCTACTAGGTAAACATCTTCTGCGTCATCGTATACTGATGCACTTTCATCAAAATCATATAACTTGATTGAAGCATCAATCGGACCAGTTAAAGGATCAGCATCCCATTGGCCTGTAACTAAGTTTTGTGTAAGTGATCTAATTCCGTTGTTAGTTGTATAGAATAACTCTTTATAAATATTAGCAATCCCTTTGTGAGTGATTGAGCCAATATTACTACCAATTACAACATGCTCATAAGCTGGTACTTTAGTTGTAGAAGTTGGATATTCCCATTTGAACATAAGAATCGTTCTGTCTTTAAAGATCACAATATAGTTTCTTAAGACTGCTAGTCCATTGATTCTTCCACCAACTACTGGAAAGTCTTCCACTCCAGCGTCTGCTCTGTTAGCTCCTGATGTCCAATTCTCTGCATCTCCTTCTTTAGAATATTCAATAGAGTTAGGATCTGATTCATTCACTAAGTACATTCTGTTATGAGCTGACAGTAAGATCTTACTTAAAGCTACTCCTGCGAGAGAAGCATCATCTGCTGCTTCAGCTACCCCATCGTCTGCTCCAGCTGATGCATGAGCAGAACCTACTACAAACGTCGTTGCAGTCTTTGAAGTATAAGCGATCTCTGTTCCATTATAAGTGATTGTACCAGTAGCTTCAAAGCCATCTGTACTTGTTACTGGAATATCTGTATCAGTCGCTGTAATAGCTGCTGTCAATCTTGTTTTATTTCCTGACCACTTAGTATGGTTATCAACTCCATTTCCAAAGTAGATAGCATTCTCTGTGCTTGCATTATAGTCTTGAAATGATACAGTTGTATCAACTGTGATAGCAAGTAGGTCATACCAGTCATCATTTGTAGCATCGTACCATTGAACAATATTATTAGAAGTATCATTTAATATTCTCATCGGTATCTCTTCTCCACTTGAGAGAATAAACGTAAATGCATCTGAGACCTTCTGTCTTGCAGTCTTGTCTTTAGTCTTACCAAAGAATGTATAACCCTTAACAGGTTCTACTCCTTCTCCAGTAATCTTAACATTCAAAGCTACTGCTGCTGTATCTGGCCTATTCTTTGTGACTGGTTGTCTCGTGAATAA